TAGTAAATTTAAAAAAGGTATATCAGAAATGGTGTACTTTTTTTATTTATTGTAATTTTTATAATTTTTACAAATATTACAACATTTAATTCTTGAATAAGTTATAACAAGTATGGAAAGTAAAAAAGTTTAAAAGGAGTAGTAAAAATGGCAAGAATAAAGCCTCCATTTGCATATTTTGGGAGCAAAGGAAGATTTTATAAAGAAATAAAAGAAATATTTGAAGAAAATTATAGAGAAAATTTTGTTGATTTGTTTGCAGGTTCTATGGAAATCCCACTAAATTTTAAAAATGAATTTGGAGAATTAAAGGTATTAGCAAATGTAAAAGATGAAAAAATTGAATGCTTCTTATCTGGGAATGCTGTCAATACATATAAGAAAGGTCTTGAATATATAAAGTGTGATTTAAATATAAATGCTAGAAACTTGTATGAAGATGACAGAGCAGCATTTGAAGAAGTAAATAAGAGATTTAAAAATATATTTTCTAAATGTTGTCCTTGTTGTGGTAAGAAGCTAAGTACAAGAGAAAAGCATGAAATTTTTAATGAAAATGAAAAAAGAATTTTAAGAAGTCTTATGGGCTTTGGAGGAAATGGAACAACATTAACAAATGCTTTTTATTCAGAAGAAAAAATAAAGAAGTTAGAACTTTATATAGAAACATTAAAAACTATAAAAGTAACAACTGACTTATTTGATGAAAATTGGCAGTTTGAAAATAGCTTTATATTTTTAGATCCTCCATACATTCGTAAAACAAATATAGGAGAGGAAGGCTTTATAGGCTACAACTATGCTGATGATAAAGGTGTAGACTGGACAATAAAAGATGATGCAAGACTTATAGAATTTATTAAAAGAAATCAAAATAAAAATAATGTATTTCTTGTGTTTGGAAGTGTAGATAATAATCTATCAAAGTTATTAAAAGAAAATTTTGAATGTAAATTTATTATAAAAGAATATCAAAAGCAGATGTTTGGGAAATTAGCAGATAAAGCTGAATATTTTTGTTTAATAAAATAAAAAATATGGAGGTGTCTTTATGAAGTTAGAGCTAGTACAAGCTAAAAGAATGTATGCAGATAATAAAAGTATTGATGAAATAGCTAGTGCTCTAAATAAATCACAAGGCACTATCTACCGTTGGATAAAGGAGAATAAAGAAGAATTCGAAGAGGCTAGAAAACTAAAAGAATTATCAGTAGATGATATGGGAGAAATTTTGGATGAAGCACATAAAAAAATGCTTTTGAAGATTATTGAAAATCCTGAAACATTAGTTGACCCAAAAGTTGCTGATTCTTTAATAAAAATTGCAAATGTCTTGGAAAAAATGGATAAAAGAAGAGAACAAGAGAAAAAGGCTAATAAGAAAGAAGAAGATGGAGGAGTTGTATTTATAGATGACATCAAAGATGAAAAAGATAAGTGACATATTCCTACCTCAATTCTATAAGTTATACAGAGCTTGGCAACAAGGGAACTATACAAGATATGTCTGCAAAGGTGGAAGAGGTTCAGCTAAATCAACACATATCGCTGAAATTTTAGTTCTTTCAATAATGAGAGATCCAGTCAATGCAGTAGTGCTTAGAAAAGTAGGGGAAACTTTAAAAAATAGTGTATATGACCAAATTAAATGGGCTATCAATGAACTAGGAGTTGAAGAATATTTTACTTTTAAAGTATCACCTATGGAAATAATATATACTCCAAGAGGCAATAAATTTATGTTTTTTGGAGTAGATAAACCTGAGAAAAGAAAATCATTTAAAACAGCTGATTTTCCAACGGCATATTTTTGGGTTGAAGAAGCTGCCGAATTTACAACAGAGGATGAAATAGATATAGTAATAAAATCAATTCTAAGAGGTATATTACCAGCTGGATTAAAGTACAAGGGATTCTTATCATATAACCCTCCTGAAAGAAAGCATCATTGGATAAATAAAAAATATGACATTGTAGATAATAATACAAGTGCTTATGTACACCACTCTTATTACTACAATAATCCTTATTTATCTGAGGAGTTTTTAATAGAAGCTGAGGAAATGAAGAAAAATGAGCCAGTTAGATATAGAAATGTTTACTTGGGAGAAGTTATAGGAAGTGGAATAGTACCATTTCCAAGGCTAAAAATTGAAAAAATTTCTGATTCTTTTATAAAAACATTGGATACATTTAGAAATGGAGTTGACTGGGGTTATGCAACAGATCCTGTGGCTTTTGTTAGATGGGGTTATGATAGAACAAGGCAAAGAATTTATGCAATAAGTGAATATTATGGAGTTCAAATATCAAATAAGAAACTAGCAACAGCTATTAAAAAAATGATTCCAAGAAATGAAATAGTAACTTGTGATAGTGCTGAACCAAAATCAGTTGCTGAATTAAGAAGCTATGGCATAAGAGCATACAGTGCTAAGAAGGGAAAAGGTAGTGTAGAAAGTGGAGAGAAGTGGTTAGCTGAAAATGAAATATATATAGACCCAGCTAGGACACCAAACATTGCAAGAGAGTTTCAAGTAGCTGATTATGATATTGATAGATACGGGGAAACAATACCAAGACTTGTTGATAAAGATAATCATACGATAGATGCTACTCGTTATGCTTTTGAAAGTGATTTGAAAAAGAGATTCACAAGATAAAAAATTGATACGACCAAGAGGAATTTAATATAAAAAATATCGTTCAATAGGCTTTCAAAAAACATTTTAAATAAATTTAGGTATAAATTATTGAATGAAAGTTGAAAGGCCTTTAAAAGGATTTTAAAGGGGTAAAAATGGGAGCAATGTATGAAGGCTATAAAAAGCTAAAAAACAGTGAAATATATAAGAACTATGAAAGAAATAAAAAGCTGTTTGACGGCAAGTCTTCAGAAGTTTTTTATAATGCAGTTCTTAGCAGAGTAAAACTTGAATATATGGGAGTAATTGATAGTAATAATAAATACTATGAATTTGTAAGAGAAGGAAATACTATTGTAAGAAGAGAAAAGTCTTTTAAAGACCTTATAGTAGGGAATAATATACTTGGTTCAATCACTAAGTTATATGCTGAATTTGCTTCTAATAGTGAACCGACTGTAAATTTAGAAGAAGAGAAAAAAAATATATTAGAAAAAATTGATTTACAAGATAAGACATCAGAAGCAGTAGCAATTCAAAGCTATGGAGGAAAACTTTTATTAAAAGGCTTTATAGTTAATAATAGTCTATATTTAGATATAATTGCACCTCATCAATATTTTACAGTACCTAGCATTTTAAGTGAAGAAATTATAGAAAAATATGTAATTTTTAATGAAGAGAAAAGAATTTTTAAAGCTGAAATATACAGTGAAGGGTGCACAGAATATAGAAAGTATAAAGTAGAAGGTCAAAAATTTGAGGAAATAGACTATGAGGCTGATTTAACTCAATATGAAGCAACAAAAGATGGCAAGGGTTGGAAAAAAACATATAAAGGATGGCAAGTTGTAGAAGTACATAATCTTTTTAAAAGAAGTGATTATGTTGAAGACTTAGTTATTTTAAATAGAGAACTTGTGGTTGGAGATACTTTAACAAGCCAAGCATTCGATAAAGTTGCAAATCCATTGCTTCAAGTTCCAGAGGGGGCTTTGGAATATGATGAAGAGGGAAATTTAACTGTAAAAATAAATGACAGAGTCATAATAGTAGATCCTGAGGACAAGGATCTCAAACAAGTTGAATTAAAAACCAAGACCGAGGAATGGAAGACACATAGAACTGGAATTGTTGAGCAAATATATATAGCAACAGGAACAAATGAACAGGCATTTGGGCTTAATAAAAATGGAATACCTGCATCAGGAGAAGCGAAGAGAAGAGATTTAGAAAGAATTATATCAACTGTTATAACTAAAAGGGATAGAGTATTTGCAGGTTTTGAAAAAATAATCAAATGGGGATACTCAACAATTTATAATGGGGAATTAGATATCACAATAAGTGGTAAGGACATTTTAAGTCTTGGAGTTGGGGAAAAAATAATAATAGCAGCTCAAGGAATAACATCAGGAATTTTAAGTGTAGAAAGTGCAATTAGATATGTAAATATTGGTAATGTTGATATTGATGAAGAAATGACAAGATTAAAAAGTGATTTAGCATATAAAGCTAAATTAAT